ATTCAGCACCAAGAATTATAAAAGCTCCTATAACAAACAAAATGGCTCCAAATACTCGCCAACCTTTTTCACTTTTGTCACTTGCATTGAATAAGATATAGCCCACAACAGCTACTATGAAGCCGACTATGGTATAAATTATGGTTGTTGCAATCATTCGCCGTCCTCCTTGCATGCTCTCTTACTATTCCATAGAAACGGTGACATGTTTAGCTCAATAAAATTACCAATACTCCACTTCCCGCCGAACAACAGAAAACTAATGGGTAGTAACCCCCATATAATATTTAAAAAGTATTAAATCCCTTCTAAGCGGAACTATCCAATCTTCAAGTCCTCAGACTTAACAAACATGCCGTTGATCATTTTCCCGTCTCGACCTTGTATCTCACCATATGCGTGCATCACGCACTCATACAGGCTCATATCGTTCTGCAAAGCTAGATTGAGTAATGTTATGACCGAATCGCCTATCGCATCTCTGAGGGCGTCTTTATCGTCTCTGACAACAGCTGCTGACGTTTCACCGATCTCCTCGTACAGTTTAAGCATCTGTTTTTGAGGATCTGCTTTATTGATTCCGCGTTCTTTCGACCACTCTTCGATCATTTGTATTAGTTCGTCCATCATGTTCTCCTAACTCTTTTCGTACGTATTTTCGGATTCAAATTGTATTTTCTCCGACAAAATGCGATCACTTTAAAATCCATTTTTAATTCGTCTCGAATTTCTTTGCTTAACTTCTTTTCAAGCAACATCTTTACGACAGCAGCCTCTAAACCTGGGCGTTTGTCTAAATAGCGTTGATACTTTTCATCGTCGCTCATTACAACCGGTTCACGATATTCGATAATTCCCAGCAATTCATCCCGACGTTTTACTTTTTCTGGATCATTGAACCACTCTGGATTTAGTTCCTCGTCAGTTAGCATAAAAAGTTCACGTCTAGCCTGTCGTTGTTCTGGTGTTTTCTTACGCCTCATGCGGTCACCGCCTTACGTTGCAATCTTTGTAGCATCTCTTTTGCACGTTTGCGCCATTCGGAATACTCTAGCTTTTGCAACGCACTGTATTCGTATCGCCCGTTATAAACCGCTAGCCAATAAATCTCCATGTATCGACAAAAACATTCGTTCGATTCTTTGGTGTCTAGTTTCGTTTGCTCCATGGTCTTTTCAAAGCGTTCTTGTGTTCCCCTCAACTTTTCTCGATAGTCATCGGGTAACAACGAAGTGATTGCGTCTGCCAATTCTAAATCAGTCATTCTATCACTCCCCCAGACTGTGAACGTATTGTTCTAATGCTTGTCGGTCACGCTCATTTAGGCGCTTCTTAGCGACATACTCATCGAACGTCATATTTGGCGAAAAGCGGAGTTCCTGCTCGTAATACGTGTACAATGTCTCGCCGTAGTTTGTTACTTGCTTGAACGAGTTGCGGCTCTTAGTCTTATTGCTTGGCTTAGCATAATGACTTTCAAGCTGGCGCTTCACTTTCTCAACGGTATCTAATTGCTTGTTTTCCCAGCTTCTTAGCACAGCGTCAAGATATTTATAGCTTCTAGCGCCATGCTTCAACATGTCATCAATCGCTAAAATGATAATTTCGTCCTGACCTCCAAAGTCATTTACCCAATGCTGAATGGATTGAGTAATGAATGGTGCTTCTGCTGGGTTGACTTGATTGAGCCAATAACGCACAGCACTATCTTCTGAATTTTTAGTAATACTAGTTTCAGAAGCTTTAGTTTTATTTACTTTAGTTTTATTTACTTTAGTTTTATTTACTTTACTTTGTGGATTAATGTCTACATTAACTCCCTTTACTTGTGAGTTATTGTCAGCATTAATAACGTATTGTGTTGGTTTTGGCATTTTCCTTCTTTTCGTTGCTTCAAAATAGTTGTCTTGGATTTTTTTGCTGGTCAATACCTTAGCCGAGTTAAACAGGTCTTTATTAAAAAATTCCCATGTAACTAAGCGGTTGACAACTTGCTCTAACAAATCCTTGCTGGTGCCCGGTAGTCTTTTCAAAAGTTTAGCTTTGGTCAGGTCATTCCATACAACGAAGTATCCTTTTTCATATACCGCGCATAACAGTTTGATTACTGCAAGCTCACCTTTGATACCAAATTCACCAGCAATGGCTTCTATTTTTTCATCTTCAAAAATGTGAACATCAAGAGGAAAATAATCAAGACCGTTCTTTGTTGGTCTTGCCACAGCTTCACCTCCAATTCAGAGGGAGAATTATCTCCCTCGTTATTTAAGTGGTGGCTTTGTATCATCAAATAAAGCCGTCTGTTCTTCTGTTTGATCATTTGATTGATCAATAATAGGCTCCGCTTCTTTTCTTTCAGAGCCATCTTCTATTTCTGTCTCAGAAATGATGCTGCCATCTTCTGTAACATCATTAACAATCGTTTCGTCAGTAATCGTCGCTTTCTGCATCTCAATAGATAATATTCCCCATTTAGAAAGCATATTTCGTAATACTGTCTTCTTGGCCATAGCATCGTAATCGTTTTTCCATCCAAAATCTGATTTGCTAAACTTCTGTTTGTGCCGTTCGATTTCTTGCTTCGTCCAATAAACAGTCTTTTTGAATCCGTTTAGTAACTCAAAATATCCTACATAACCGATTACCTGATTTGACTGTCGTCCGCTTTGATCAAACTCAAATTCTTCTGTTAGACGATTCCAACCTTTCAATTCACCTTCATAGACTTCAATCACATTAAGTGCTTTATACTGTCCTGATCGTTGGGCTAATTGAATGTATCCTTTGTATCCGAGCTGAAATTGAGCTTTTCCACGATAAGGAACGATCCATGCATAACCTAAATTTTTATCTACAGGTAAATCTAATGATGCTGCTACCATTGCACTAGTTATAATGCTCATAGGTTCTACTGAAGATAAATAGGAATCATTGCTTACTAAATTAAGAACACTGGCCATAAAACCATCTGACTTATCTTTTAATACATCTTCAAATTTTTTTCGCATCGTCGGCGTATTCATTAATGCTTTCAGACCCAATTTGCTTGGATTAACTTGCTTCTGACTATTTTCTGCAAGCTGATTTTTTAACGAACTGTTCGTTGCCATATTAGCCAATCTCCTTTTCAACTAATTTTTTATAACTTGATGTTTTGTATATGCTGGAATCATTTGCAACTTCAGGGTATTTCTCAGTCAATAGTTTCTTGTCTAATGTCATTCTATTTTGTTGTTTCCAAGAGATGACATGTTTAGGAGAAATCCCTATTACTGCATTCCTTTTCCCTAGCTCTGATTTAATTTGATTATCAATTTCTTGTATTTGGATCTTGATTGATTTTTCAGTTTCTTTTAGTTGCTTTTTACTTTCAATTAATTCATCAAAATGATTTGAAAGAGTAATTTCGTTCAATCCTTCTTCGTTATAATGAGCATTCAAGAATTTTTTAGTGGCATCACTGCCATCAATAGATGGTTCTATGCCTTTAATTACATTTTCTTCCCAAAATCCAATTAAGCGTTTGGTGATTGAGTCAATCAATTCTTGATCTCGTTCAATGCGTTTCCAGATGAATTTTTGACCACCGATCAATACAGCAAAATAGCAATAATCTCTATCAAGAACATTCATATAATGTTGTACTTGACACAGATAACTAAGCGGGACTTCCTCACCATCCCATTCTTTGCTAAGAAATTGATTCGCTGTTTTGCACTCCAATATCGCTTTTTCTCCTACTACATCACGATCAATATTCGCTCTAAGAAATGGATATTCTGGATGTTCAAATACTTGATTACGCCGACGGACTTTTTTTCCAGTCCGCACGGCGAATTCTTTTGCTACAACCTCTTCCAAAACCGTTCCCCAATAAGCTGGCTCGCTGTCTGATTCAGATAATCCAACCTGTCCTGTTTTTTCTAACCAAATTTGATAGGCAGATTTCCATTTATTTAATCCCATAATGGCTGCTACATCTGAACCGCCTATTCCTTTTCTGCGGTCTAACAACCAATCTATACGAGCCATTTTCATTATTGAACTAATCATCAGCCCATCCCTCCATGTTCTCTGGCTTATCTTCTGCCCCTGATTGAGTAACATTTATGAAAACGTGGTTATCAGGATCAGCCATTGCAGTGTCATAATCGAAACTCATTCGAATTCACCTTTCCTAATACGTTCAAGGACATCTGGAATATCGTTTACATTATTAAGAACAAAGGTATGATCGGGCATAGTTTTCCCCGTTTCCATCCCCAATGCCTCTAATCCTGCATTCCTTAATAGTTTCACGGGAACCAGTAACTTGTTGTCTAATTCACTTTCTTGAATCGCTAAGAGTGCAGCTACATCGG